TGGGAACAGGTTATTAATAAGTCTGGTAAAATTAATGACATAGCAGATACTACTAAAGCCAGGACCGCTTATGCTGTTAATGGCAACCATTCTAATGATGCTACACTTGTTAAAAACTTCCATTTGTGGGGTAGAAATAATAAAGTAGAGACTGCAACTATCCATGATGCCTTCTTTACGAATATAACAGATATGTTAGCAGGAAGGAAAGCTCTTAAAGAACTTTATGCAAAGAGTTTAAAAGCAAACGTAATAGAAGCAGTCTTAGATGAAATGTTAGCTAGAGGTCTACCTAAAAGAATTTATGATCAATATATGGAAGAGGCGATTTCTAAAGGTTTGATTCCTATTCCCGGTAAATCAAAAATAGGAGATCGAGTTCTTACAGAAAGCGATATACTTAAAATAGAAGATGTTTTACAGGATGTCAATGAAAATTTTGAAGATGATTACGGATGGTACGGTGTCGGTTGAAACTGGCCCGTTAAATTAACCCAGGTGTGTAATGATTTACACTATGGTTTTTTTGGATAAAGATTGTATCTTTATTCTCATGAGTTGTACTCAAAGGTGTTATTATGACTGATTCGACTGACCAGAATACAGACGGCCAAGATACGTCAGAGTCTAACAAGACTGCAACAAAACCTCCTCACACTGATCAGGACATGATCGAGAAGCTCGTTAAGGAGCGTGCTGAGGCAGAGTTGAAGCCTATCAAGGAAAAGCTTGATAGTGCTTTCTCGCAGAGGGACGAGGCTCTTCGTAAAGTGGCTGAATTCGAGAAGTCTCAGCGTGAAGCTGAAATCGCTCGACTTAAAGCTGAAGGTAAGGAAAAGGAAGCTTTTGAAAAGCAAATAGCTGAAGAACGTGCAGCGCGTGAAGTTTTAGAAAGACAGAATATTGAATTATCACGCAATGTCGAAGTCCGAGCCGCTCTCACAGGGTTGAGTTTCCGTAATGCGAAAGCCACTGATATGGCCTTCCAGGAAGTCGTGGGGCAACTTGTTCGTAATGAACAGGGTACTTGGGTTCATCGTTCTGGCATATCCATTTCGGATTTTGTAAAGGCATTTGTTGAAGAGGAAGATAATGCTTTCTTATTTGCAGCAAAGAAATCTTCTGGATCTGGTAGTGGATCTCCCGCTAATAAAGGTGGATCTCCTGCTGGTAGAGAGGGATCGTTATTCGCGAAATCCCAGGCAGAGGTCTTAAAGATGGCTTCGGAAGGTAAACTTCCGAATCAACAAAAAACTTAAGGAATTAAAAGATGGCTGGTTTTATTACGAATCTCACTGGCGCTACTGAGTATGCTCTGCAGTCTGCCTTGAGTGCTTATACTGACGAAGCCTACATGTCAGCTAAGAAGCTGTCGGGCACAGGCATTGTTGGTGATAATCCGCTTATTGATACTGGTACAGAAACGTTCGTTGGTCAGCTGCGTTGGTTTAAGCCGTTGACGATGAACATCAACGTTGCCTCGCTTGATACTTCGACTGATGGTACGACTTCGAGCTATAGCTCGGACTACCTGAAGTACATCAAGTCGGTCCGTACCTACGGTGCTTCGAAGGTGAACATGCAGGAAGTCGTCACGCAGGTTGACGGTCTTGCTAAGTTTGCTCGTGACTTTGCTGAAGTTCGTGCGCAAGACGAGCATAATGCTCTTCTGTCTGTCCTCAAGGGCGTTGCTATTTCTGAAGCCCTGAATGGTGGTGGTACGGCTGGTGGCGGCACTGGTCTTGGTGGTCAGTCGTGGACAAGCGATCCGGAAGACAAGAAGTACGGCTTCTATGTCGATATGGGTTCTGCTAAGCTCGTTAATAAGATTGGCTATGAAAGCAACGGTTCTACGGCTAATGCTGCTTATGTTGGTGCTTCGCGTGCTGAAGGCTTCCTGGAAGCTTTCGGTAAGGCGTGGAAGGACTACGAACCTGCGTATGCCTATCTCGTTACGTCGCCTGAAGTTATGGCTTCTCTGCGTACTGCGAATCTTGTTGATTCGACCAAGATCACGGAAGGCAATATCGACTTCGAGACGATCTTTGGTGGTAAGTTCCGCCTGATCCAGACGCGTGCTAACCAGAGCCTCTCGGCTACTGAATTAGACCGTATCGGTGATGGTGCTGGCGTTAGCATTACGGGTACAAAGACTTCGTTCTTAGTGCTTCCGGGTGCTATCGCTATGAAGCCCCTGTCTGTTCCTGTTCCTGTTGAAATTGATCGTGCGGCTGCTGCCTATAAGGGCGGTGGTACGACTTCGATCTGGTATCGTTGGGGTTATGTGTTAGCGCCTGCCGGTTACGATTGGGCTGGTCCTGAGACTGCGTTCCCGGATGATGCGGGATATATGCAGGTTAAGGAAAGCAGCACGTATAAGGCTCTTGCTTCCGTTACAGATACGACCGGTGCTGATAATACGGTTGGTGTGTGGAATCGTAAGGTTAAGAGTGCGCTCAGCTTAGGCATTCTGCCGATCTTCCATAGCTAATTAAGGAACACTTATGGCACTTGCAAAGGGCACTAATTCTTACGTTACGCGTGAAGAAGCCAATACATACTTTGGTGATCGTCTAGATGTGGATGCCTGGACCAGTGCTTCTGACTCTCAAAAAGATCAGTCATTGGTTACAGCAACACAGTTGTTGGATACTATGAATTGGACTGGAGTTGCCATAAGTGATTCTCAAGCTTTAGCTTTTCCGAGAAGCGGTACTTATTTCGATCCTAAATTAGGTTACACTGCAACATTATCGGAGACAGTTCCTACTAGAATCATCACTGCCACTTATGAATTAGCTTATCATCTTTTGAATAATGATGGACTTCTAGACAATACAGGCACGGTTACGAGCTTGGGTGTAGGACAGATTAGTCTTGAAATAAAATCAGAGGCAAGTCGTATTCCACAAACAGTACGCTCGCAGATTCGTCCTTTATTAGTCAACGGTGGTAGTGGGAATTGGTGGAGGGCTAATTAATGGGTTATAAAGCGCTAATTAATAAAAACGTGGCGAAGGCTTTTAATCTATTAAAGGACCTAGCTGAGGTTGTTGTCTTAGTTAAAAAGACCGGTGTTACATTTGATTTTACATCCTTGACCGCTGTAGAAAATAATACAGCAGGAATAATGACTAAAGCAGTCATTACAGATTCCAATAAAAGCGCTGAAGGTCATAATGTATTAACTAAAATCATGCTATTCAAGACTCAGGATATTGGTAATATCACCTTGTATGATAAGGTAGAGTATGGTGGCATCACTTGGTCTATTGGTCCTATAATTACTTCTGATAATTTTATAACTATTGCTACAGTGCAGAAGGCGGTTTAAATGGGAAAATATTTAAACCTAGATCAAAACATACTAGCAATATTTGGATCTGCTTCTTGGTTGGATGAAGGGATTTCCGTGTATCCTGTAAATTTTGTTGCAATGAATGCAGGTAGCGAGTTTTTAAAGGTGTCTGTAATTCCTAGTGGTTCTGGAGTCAACTTGAATTCAGTCTCTGGAGTTATGATTGTTGACATCTTTGTAGCATCTGGCACGGGTCCTAGCAGAGCATCTGAAATCGCTGATAAGTTAGATACTTATCTATCTGGAAACGCCATATCGCCCGCTGCTGGAGTTTCAATCCAATTGGGTTCAAGCTCAGTAAGGCCATTAGGTTTAGATCCAGATAATTCGTCCTTGTATAGGACCTCTTATACGATTCCATTTAATTACTTTGAGGTCATGTAATGGCACATATTAGTTCAATTGGTGCAGGTCTGTATTCAGACTTGGCTATTTGCGTAGCTTCTGGAGTGAATGCTGTTCCAGCTTCTCCGGAAGTAGGAACAAGCTGGGCAGCACATTTTGCTACCGAAGCAGCTTATGATTCTTCTACCGCTACTGCTGGTATCTTTAAACGTATTACAAATGTTCGTGAGTTTCCTCAAATGGGTACTCCTCCGAATATTGTTAACGTTCCTATCTATGGTTCGAAGACATCACGTCAGGTACAAGGCCAGGCCGACGCTCCTAGCTTTGAAGTGACATTAAACTTTATTCCAGAATTCTGGCGTAATGAAACTAACTACCTTGGCAAGTGGATTGGTAATGGTACTCTTTATTTATTCCGCTTTGCTCTGTTAAATGCTCTTCCCGCTAACTATGCTTCTACTGCTTCCACAGGTATGGGTGGTGCTGGTACAGTTCAGAACTCCCTTTACTATTGGGCGGGTAAGTTAGAAGCATTGCAGATTAACCCGCAACTTACAGATGCCAATACAGCCATTCTGACGATTTCGATTCAGAGTGACTTCTATGGCGCGTTTACGTCGTAAGGAATCACATCAATGACTCATATTAATACAATTGGTGTTGGTTTATATTCTGACGTTGCCTACAGCACAGACCTTACGACAGGTGCTTGGACACTTGATAAGGCACAGTCTCTGACTACTTTTACTGAAGCTAACTGGAAGGCATTATTCCAAACGGAAGTTGCAGTGAACGTTGCAGGTGGTATTACGGGTAAATTTAGGCGTATTACTAATATTCGTGAAATGCCTCAAATGGGTACTCCTCCGAATATTGTGAATGTGCCTAATTATGGTGGTAAAGTTTCTAAGCAGATTCAGGGTCAAGCTGATTCACCTACTTTTGAAATTACCATGAATTTCGTTCCTCAAGACTGGATCACTTCAG